ACTATAAGACAGGTGATTTTTCATCAACACAATATGAAGATATGAAGCCATTAGATGATCATGCTATTTATAGAGTGTGGTACGACGCAGATCCAATTCAAAAATCAAAGATCGAAAAGGTAGATCATTTTGATACACGTTCACCATTTTTTATATTATGAAGATATTAATTGGCGCATGTACTAAGCACAGTAGAGAGGAGTTTGAAAAGTCTCCTTTGTATAAATCTATGCTATCTACTCTCAAGTGTGAACCTACAACGAATCACTTATTATATACAGGTGATTATCAAGCCGTAGTTAAATTAAACAATCAAGACACTATTTGCGCACACTATAATTTGTGTATTGAGATGGCTGTGAACGAAGGGTTTGATTATTTGTTACTGGTACATGATGACATTAGTATTGAAGATAAGTTTTTAGATGAAAAAATACATCAAGCGCTAGCGTCATATGATGTAGTAGGGCTAGCTGGTGCAAAACAAGTACAGATAAAAGAACCAGCGCTGTGGCACGTAATGTCAAATCAAAACGATTGGTCAGGTGCTGTAGCTCATCGTGCTGATAGTGGTCAAGTATTTGTTACTAATTTCGGAGACACACCACAGAGGTGTTTAGTGTTAGACGGGCTATTTATGGCTATTAAGGTTAGTAGCCTAACTGACAAAGTACGATTCGATACAGAAAATCCAGGTAGGTGGCATTTATACGATTTAGATTTTAGCTTGACATGTAACAAACATGGATTAAAATTAACGACATGGCCTATATGGGTTATTCATGACAGCCCAGGTCTAAGTCAGCCGTCAGAAGAGTTCTCTGTCGCACAGAAATATTTTATTGAAAAATGGACACAAAAAAGTTAGATAAGAAGTTTTTTGAAGTGATAATAGCATATCATTTACTTACTAGTGAGGAGTATCTCGGGTCAGTAGTTGATGTTCTTGATACGAGATTCTTTAAAGATGATGATATCAAAAATATTGTCAACATTATCGTTGAATTTTATATTGAGCGAGGTTCACCTCCAACCTTGACGGAAATTAAGACGTACTTGTCGTCGGAAGAGCTTAAAAAATCATTTAAGGTAGTGGTTGATAAATTTAAAGGTATTGACAAGAGTTGTAATATAGATGAACTACTTGAAAATACAGAGATGTTTCTTAAGGAGAATGCTGTGTATCATACTATGATTGATGTTATTGATGAGTATGAAGGTAAGGACATTGATACCGGAAATATTCTTGATAGATTTGAAAAAGCTTGCGGTATAACCTTGTCCGCTGATTTAGGTTTAGATTTCTTAAAAGATATAGACAGTCATATTGATGATTTAGAGAAAGAGGAAAAATATATACCGTCGACGTGGGAGTGGCTAGATAGAAAACTAGATGGTGGATTTATTGAAAACGGAAGATCACTATACCTCTTTGCAGGCGGTACTAATGTGGGTAAGTCTATATTTCTAGGTAATATTGCCACTAATGTAGCAGCTCAAGGAAAGACTGTGGTTCTAGTATCTCTAGAAATGTCAGAGTTGATGTACGCAAAGAGAATATCAACAAGTTTAAGTAGAGTACCTATTGGAGAATTGAGCTCAAATACAACATTAGTTAAGGATAGGCTTGTTGGATATAAGAACTCACATCCTGAATCAAAACTTATTGTAAAAGAGTTCCCTCCAAATGCAATTACTGTGAACAATTTAAAAGGATATATAAAGAAGCTTATTAATAAAGGAATTAAGCCTGACTTGGTCGTTTTAGATTATATTAATTTACTACACTGTACAATAGGTAACAATTCATACGAAAGAGTTAAGCATGCCGCAGAACAGTTAAGATCTCTTTCATACGATTTCAATTGTCCATTTATTACTGCTACACAGGTTAATCGAGCAGGCCTTAATGAAGCTAACCCCGGGGTTGAAAACATTAGTGAAAGTATCGGACTAGCTGCAACTGCAGATTGTATTTTTAGCATATGGCAAGACGAGGGAGATACTGAGTTAGGAGTTATTAGGTTAGGAATGGTTAAGAATAGATATGGTCAAAATTTTGGGACATGTACCATGGCTATTGACTATTCAACACTCACACTTTCACAGGCGCAGGAGATTATTAATACGGATGAAGCCGCGGAGATGGACGAGGCGTTTAGCATGTTACAGGAAGACTAGTTGTAATGTACAGTATCCATGTTAAATAGTTCGGAGTGAGTCAGAATAATCATTTAGTATTTGTTAATAACAATATTGACGGCGCGACATCATTTTTACTCTTTAAGTGGTTAACTGGTAAAAAGAATCTAGTTTGTAAGACTGTGAGTAAAAATAGTTTCCCTAGTGTATACGATAGGTGGTGTAAGCACGTCGACTTAGACACTATCGATAATATATATGTTTTTGATCTCGATGTTACAAAGTACGTCGATATGCTTCCTGCAGATAAATTAGTTATTATAGATTCAGACCCTTATCATGACGCTACTAGATACAAGTCAGGTACAAAAACGTTTATATCTACTGAAAGTGGTAGTTGTTCAAAATTAGTATACGATTTATTCAATAATAAATTCGATACAGAATTGACAAAAGCTCAAAAAATACTAATGTTATTAGTAGACGATTGTGTATCATATAATTTTTCGCTTAACGGTTCATATGAGTTGGGATTAATATTTGATAACTATCAGGGAGACAGAGTAAATAAATTCCTACAGGAGTTTATTAGCGGGTTTAAGGGATTTACAGTAAAGCATAAGGCTATAATTGGATTCTATAAAAATAAAATAAGCGATATTAAGAAGAATCTAGAAGTTTTTGAATCACAATTAACTATAGGGGACAAGAAGTATAAATTTGTATCTGCGTTTACCGGTTTGTTTATTAATGAAATTTCAGACTGGCTATTAAATGCGTTTAAGGGAGACATCTCTATTGTAATAAATGTAGGTAGTAATAGAGTGAGCTTTAGAAGATCAGATAATTGTACTGTTGACTTAAGCAAGCTATCAAAAAAGCTTGCTGACGGTGGAGGTAAACAATATTCGGCTGGAGGGTATATTACTGATAAATTATTACAGCTATCAAAGACGTTTAAACAAATCAAATGAACAGTTCAAGTTATATGCAAGCATCTCCGAATTCGCGAATCTGCGATAGAGAAAGTAAGTCTCTATTCATAAGCTTCTGCACACTGGTGTGTATATTGTACAATAAGAAATTAAATCTCGCTAATATATTCTTACTACTATTAAAGGAAAAGAGAGTAAAGAATCTATATAATAATATGTGTGAATTTGATTCAGACTTCGAAGGTATGAAATATTTTTTAGATTATGATGGATCTTTGCATAAAAGTAAGTATATTAAGAAGTACCTAAATGCAGAGAACAAAATTCATAGTATGAGATGACCAGCGGAGAACAGTACATATACAATACATATCTTATGGTGAGTAGGTCTAGGCAAAATAAGCCATATAAGCGCCGCAAGAATTTCGATAACTTCGAAGATAATCCAAATTATGTATTCATTAAGAGGCTTAGTATGTTTTTCAATAAGCACTCAAATATAAACATTGTTGATTACTTTAATGCGCCATATAAAGTATATCCGGAACAAGAGCAATCCTATGATCTCAGGTTTTACACTACCCCTAAGTGTATGAGGTTGTACGGCCTATATGTCAAGAAGCTTGATATGGAAGATCCAGATTCTGATACACAGATATCTCGAATTAAAAGCTCTCTATTATTCATTTTTAAATTCTGTAAGGGCAACGGACTCACAGTATCTCAATACACTAAACATAAAACCAATGATATCCCAACTTTTATCTTGCATTTACAGAGGAGAGATGTTACTATATATTCATTGTACGAGTTCGACAATCTTGACACTGAAATGAGATCTATTCCGAATGATAGATTAAAGTTTACATTAGGAGATCAGTTGGTTGATAATGTTGGAGAATTCAAACTAAAATACTACAAATCAAATAAAGCAAAACAAATACTAAGATCCGGAAAACAAAAAATAGAAACACTATTGAACAAAATAAACAATAATATATAATATAACAAAATTATGAGTACAGCATATACAACATCAATGTTTGATAAAATCCGCGGCGCATTAACTGTGGAGAATAGTCAAAATAACAAGTTTCGTGATATCATGAAACTTACACCAACTAACACATACACTGTTAGGCTTCTTCCGAATCTAGAGAGTCCGGAAAAAACATTTTTTCATTTTTATTCATACGGCTGGGAAAGCTTCGCTACTGGACAATACGTTAATAACATTAGTCCACAGACGTGGGGTGAGAAAGATCCTGTCGCTGAGGCGCGTTACAGTCTTGGTAAGCATGGTACGTCTGAGGAAAAGGCTAAAGCCAGTAAAGTCATTCGTAGTGAAAAGTGGCTCGCTAATGTCTTTGTAGTTAGTGATCCAACCAATTCTGAAAACGAAGGTAAGGTCAAAATTCTTCGCTTTGGTAAGCAACTCTATAAGATTATTATGGAAGCGATTGAGGGAGAAGATTCTGATGAGTTTGGCTCACGTATTTTTGATTTAACCAATAACGGATGTAATCTTAAAATTAAATGTGAGAAGCAAGGTGAATATCCAACATATGTATCTTCTCGCTTCGCAAGTTCGAGTAAGCTCGTTGGAGCTCCTACGAACGCTGAAGATTTATACGAAAAAGTTAATGACTTAGAGTCCGTATTCCCAGTTAAGAGTTACGATGACCTTAAGGGTGTTTTAAATGAACATTTTTACTGCTCTAATTCTGCTCCAGAAGAAGAGGTTAAGCCTGACAATAAACGCAGTGAGAGTAATCCAGCTACTAGCGAGTCGGGTGTATCTCTTGAAGATGTTGATCCCTTAGACGATGACAAGGTGAAGGAGCTACTCGAAGGATTAGAGTAATGGATCCCAAGAGCAAGCAAGAAATTGACGCAGTGGCGGCTTTGATTGGATCAACGACTGCTAGTCTCAAACATGTAGACCAGCAGATCATTGATCAATCAGCTAACTTGAGGGCGACGTCACAATCGTGGAATCCAAATGCTGTGTTAAAGGAGCATATTGTCGGCGGTGGTAATGATCCCCAGGTACCTGGGGCGATGCCAATGCAGGGCGATATTGCTCCTCCACCTCAGTATGTCGAGCCACAAATACAGCAACCGGATATACAACAACCGGTTATGCATCAACCCGCTATGCAACAAATACCAGGCGATGTCAGTGAGAAATTAGATAGAGTTGAAAAGAAGCTTGATTTACTTCTCGGTGATGTTAGTTATCTTAAGACCCTAAACTCTCAAATTGAAAAGAGTATAAGTAGAGGGTTGACTGGTAAGATGAAACAGATTACAATTAAACTTGATGCATCTGACAATAACAAATAAGTCTGAATTTGTTAGTGAGTTCCTATCTCCGCTAAGCAAAATCAACGATAGTTGTATTCTTAAGATTACTAAGGATAGGAT